CCCGTGTACGCTCCTTAACGTGGAGCGACCCAACGGCGTTTCAATGTGACTGCGCCGTGCAGTGCAGAGTGCTCTAAATGATGAGCATCCGAGACCACAGGGTCTAAAGGGAAAGGATTGATCTTATCAGGATCAAACTCTCCAAGGCCCTGAAGCTTTTGGAAACTTTTCATTAGGGCGCCGTATCCCTCCAGCTTATCAGTGCGATAAACTGGTGATGGGACCCAACCCTTTATTTCAAAGCGTTGGTAATCACGATTCCACCTTTCAGATGGATTCATGTATCCCATAAACGAGATACGACCAAGTGCTGGTGAAAGCTCAGAAACATAGGGCAAAGGCCCTATGATCCGTTCTACAGAATTATATAGGACGTGGGCAGTCTTCCAGTAACCTTTTCGATAGAAAAGATTAGCTGTAGCTGTCCATGAGATCAACTCAGCAGCATGCTGCTTGTTCTCAGGACGCTTCTTCCGGAGATATACCGGTGTTACCGGGTCTCCCTTATAGGCGTCTATACCACATGACTCTCGAAAGTTTCCACTAACGAAGGTCTTATTGGTATTTACCTTACAATTGTACTTATGTAGGTAATCGAGAACAACATCCGCACTGTGTGTGGGGACGATAATATCGTCACCATACACGTACAGACAACGAGAAACAACAAAAATGTTTCTCATCGTCTGCGGAAGGTTTTCTGCTTTCAGTAAAGCAACTACACATATTGTGTAGAAGTACATTGCTTCCACTGGAAAACAGAGAGCACTACCCATCGAAGCAAACTTCTTTAGGGGACCGATAATGGTCCCATCGGGAAGTTCAGCCCGGGTTGAACGACATGCGTCGATCATATCCCTTAATTCGGGATTCCATCGAAACATATCTAATGCAAGATCCCGCGGTACGCGGTCACTAGCATCAGAAAGATCAATCGTTGCTAATTGACCTGTCTTCGAACCATCAATAGCAAGCCTCTGGTTTACAGTCTGGTCATCAAAATTTACATGACCTCTTGTTAACCAGTACGATTGAAGACGTTCATAAAGAACGTCCTTAATCCCTTGTTGCACATATTGCATGCAACAGGGCTCAATTGCTATGACACGGGGAGACTTTAACGTTTTAGGAACAGTTACAACTCTAACAGGTTGTTCCTGCTCCTCTGGAACGATAGTTACTATCTCAAGCTCTTTCCTATCGGCGGCTATCCCAAGCGGGTAAGCCGTATCGATTAAAGGAAAGAAAGGCTCGAGCCTATCGTGCCAGCGACGCCACTGATACTTCCGATTACCGGAATATTTATCAGCGGTGGCACCAGGTCCATGCGAAGGTAGTATGTCACAGGCTCGTATAGAGCTGAGGCACACGCCCCAGAGCATACCAGCAACGCGATGAAAATCATCACGGTCCTGGTCTGGTACAGAAAAAGAGTTAAAGTCTTGCTCAATTGTCGTGAACGACTCAAGCGACGCAGATATCCTTTCGGAACTGCAATCAAACTCCACCTTTTTGAATGTGAGACATATTTGTCGCACAGAATCAACAAGAGTGGAAATATCGCTTGTAGAGCCTCCAAAAAACGGGGGTTCAGTTTCATGATTAATTAACCTTCCAGTCTCATGGTCGAAAATTAGACTGACCATACCTCGCAAAAAAGCGGGGATTGGTCCATTCTTCCACTTGCGAAAGCAACGGAAGAGTGTTGAGTCTATAAAGCCAACCGCAAGGGCCTTTTCGAGGTCCCGAGCAAAAGTCGGCAGGGTAATTGTCAAAAAAGACAAACCCTCCTTTTCGACCCGTGATCGGATAGTATCCCGATCACGTAAATCAGAGACATCAGCGGAGCATTTCATGGTAGCGTCTGTATAGACGGCATCCATGATCTCTAGATAGTCACTTACGTTGCTTTTCATTGCTACCTCCTCATTCGGGGGCCAGCAATCAAGCCACGTGCTTGCCTATCACTGATGCCAGATGGCATCAGTTTGCAACTGATACCACCATCGTTAACGAAGCGTCGACAAGGGGATCAAAGATCCACCTTAACCATCGAAACGTGTCTTAGTTTCGAAACCTTTGGGGTTTCGATTCCAAGAGCAACCAAGAGAGCAGGTTCAATAAAAATGAACTTACCCGCCTTGGTCTTCTTAAGCCTACCAATAAGGTAGACTATAAGCGCACGTTCAAGTGGTCCCAAACTTGGGACTAATGAGAGTTTAGGCATAAGCCTCCTTTCATGTTAAATTCGGGTTAGGAACCAATTATGGTTCTTGTCCGAATAATTTGTCGACATTAGCGGTGGTCGTCCAGGCATTCAAACCTGCGACGAGCTGTTCTACTTGAGCCATCGTAAACCCATATCCTGGGCGATCGATGACAAAGTAGTAGGACAACGTGTCATAATCGTTGTCAGTCGAATCCAAAGGATTCGTGACAACGGCACGTTGATCGATGCGAACAACAGATCGAATACGATTGTTGTTGAGCGTCTGATGAGAAATCGTTAATTTAAACGACTCATCATTCAGAGAATAGATCGACTTTTTAGTGTCGGTCTGCACTCGAGGCATCACCTTTGCAACAGCATTTACGGTAACAGTTTGCGGGTCGGCAAACATATGGTTGACCTCCAAAGATTAAAAGGAGAGTTAAGCCATATCCGGTGCGCTCTTTCTCAAGGAACACACTTGTTTAAGGGTAATGGCAGATAGACTCTTGAAGATTGAAGAATTACCGTCTGGTAATTCCAAGAGCTGCAAGAATCGCTAAACGCTTAGCCGATAAATTCGACCAAGGCGAGTCAAATCCATATGGAGACGTTACGGGCAGTCGCTCTTTGGTATCGATCTTTCGAACGAATTCCAAAGTTAAACTGCTGCCCTGCATTGGGAGGTACTGACGAAAAGTCAGCACTCTCTCTTTGTGGTGCATAACGTAAAAGTACCTTGCGGCCACGCCGTCGATAACGGTATCATTCAGTTGGTCAACATAATTGCCCAAAGGAGTGAACCAATCGACGAGCCAGGTCCAAGGTGTTGCATGGTATAGATGTGAAGGGGAAATCTCGGCACCATAGAGGATCAAACCGACCCTCATCTGGTGCATGATAGAATCATCTTCGAGAAACTCCTTCGCAAACTCAGGACGATAAAATCTAAACTGTCCGGAGGAAGTGACGACGGTATGAACCGCCTCCTCGACCTCCCAAACAGGATTAGAAACCCAAAAGTTAGAGCCCAAAGAAGGGGAACAAGCGTTCCCCGACCCAGAGTTAATCTTTTGGATCGTCTGAGAATCTACAACGCTACGACGCACGTGTGTGTACTTACCGTTCTGATCCATAAATTGACGGATCAGACGAAGCGAATTGTCATAGGTGTTAATCATCTTTGACAAATCATTCACAAACGGCGCCCATCCGAAGAAGTGGTTTAGGAAATGTTCTGAAACGGTCCTTGGCATCTTTTTCAAGCCAGAGACTCGGCGAAAACTTCGCTCGTTCAGAACTCCACCACTGGTAAAAGTATCCTTTAGGAGGCTCTTATAGCCTTTACTAAAGATACTTGCAGTGGTTTTCAACATTCGTGGGGTATCTCTACCCTCGAGTGCCGCCACCAGAACGTCTGCACGTTCTAAGCGAGGCTTGGAAATATTCCATGCCTGCGTAGCGTATGTCCCAGCATTAGGGAAAAGGGAAGAATAAGGGGTAAGTACGAGATTCAGATTATTAACCTCTGAATCATTACCGTATATACCCGTTCCAGGATGGTGAAAACCACCCACGTACTTCTGGAGCTGCCCCGAAAAATCAGGGGTAGCCGAGATATACGACCCATTTCCTACAGGGCTATCAGGCCCATGATACTGCACGTCCATGGTTTTAAAAGGATCGCCATCCATATATTTACCGCGAGTTTTCTGATGGAGATAATCCAAAGTTAACTTCGCGGAAACATAGGGGGCATTAAAGGGACTGAATTGATCGTTAATACGATCCCAGTTTCCAGTGACAGCATTCCGACGGTACAAAGTACCAATCTTAACGCTGCCATTCCTCTGACGAGGAATAATCCTTTTTCTAAGACGTGGTGCTGAAGACATTGTGCAACCTCCAAAGGAAGTCCAAATCTCCAATTATGCACTGCGGAGATTGGATTGATTTGAGAGACTATCATCGCTGACAATCTCAGACACCCCCAAAG